TCCCAAAAAGATTTCAATTTACTTATTCTTTCACGTTCAACGATCAATTTTCTAGCTTCTTTGTTACGAATATTCCAATCTTTTGCTCGTTCTAATATAATCTCTTTATTCTGTTTGTAATAATCTTTCAAGTATTCTTTTCGAGCTTCATCATTCTTCCATTTCTCGGCAAGACGATCCTTATTCTTCTGATAATACTTACTATTAGCTATAGATTTTTTCTCTTTCTTATTCATAGCATTCCTTCTACACCACATTTTGCGATAAAATACGCATCCACTAGATCACTCACCGGATTTCTTACTTTTGTTGCTTTGGGAGTTAATAGTTCTTTGAGGTCAGTAGGAGTAAGAAGTTCATCAACAAAGGCTTCATACATCACATCTTTGTTTGCATTACCCTTACCTGTTGCGAATTTCTTGATCACAGTAGGGGGGAAACTCTTAAATGGAACTTTATTTTTCCACATTTTGTGCTTTAATAGTCCTGTATTTTCTGCTATTGAACGAACACCAGCTTGTGCAGCAGTAGCAAAAGCATATCCTTCAATAAAAACTTCATCACAACCTTGAATGCACAAATATGCCCAAGTTGACAGTTTTTCGTGTCTTTCTTCTTCGCAATCCCATTCAGGATAGGGTTCAGCAATAATATTACTTACCCCACACCCGGCGGCAAGTTGTTGTTGTCTTTTGTTATTAGATAGATAATATAACATACACCCATCAAAATTAAAAAATCCATCATCTTCTTCTTCCTTATATACACATATTGCGGGCGAGGTTAATGAATAATCAATCCCAGCTATCTTCTTCAGCAGCATTTACTTCTCCCGTCTCACTAGATACTTCAAGATAGTGTCCACAAAAGGCACACAGTTCTAATCCATTCGTATCATTTGTCAAAACATCATATTCTTTATCGCAACCATCACACAATATGTGTATGACTGCATCTCCATCTTCCCAGAGTATGTCTACTGGCATATTTCCATCTCCTGCCTTTTATATTGATAAATTTATTCTATGTAATAATTTGTGGAGAGATATCAACTATTTCACATCCCTTTTCTGAAGTACAAGCAAACTCTTGACTAGCACTAGTTTGATCTTGTGTCTCATAATTTGACAATGCCGACCAATCCACATTCATTGGCATCTTCTCCATCAGTTCGTTATACTCTTGTTCAGTGCAATCTTGATATGGTGCTTGTTTATATGTATGATCACTAAATGGTAAAAAACTAATACCACTAACATCATCAAAATGTTTGTATACCCACGCGGCTGTATTGACCCACTCATCATCCTTGACAGAAATTGTAACACTTGGTTTATGTTCACACCACTCTTTTGCGTAGGTGTGCCATAAAGATAACTGTTTCTCTGCTGTCATATCATTTCTACAAATTGCACCCTTTGGACTTTTTGAAGGAAATGTAAATACTGTTGTGTGTTCAGGCTTTGTTACATCAGGTTCATTCGGAAACCCCTCGGCCACCATCAATTTACATAATGGATCTTTATTGTCTGCCCTTACTGTTCTAATATAATAAGGATTGTGGCGAGCATGAATACCAGACGCACTATCTACAAGCTGTGAAACAGTACCAGAGGGTTTCACACACGTAATAGATGCACTACGTTCAATTCCTAATTTTTCTGACCATTCCTTATTAGTTTCTACCGCTAATTCTCTTAGTTCATTTAATAGTTTTTTTACATTACCCTTTGTGCCATTTGTCAAGACACAATCCATGATTCCTGTAAGGGATACTCCCAATAATCTCTCTTCTTCACAATTTCGCTTCCACTCAGTTGAGAGGTATTTGAAGCTGGTAAGAGTCGATTGAAATGTGCCAAGGATAGTTGCAATCCTAACCTTGCTTCGAAGAGACTCAATAGTGTCGTTGCTTCTGACAACAACTTCGGAGAGGTTGCAGAATTCCCTGGATCGTAAAATGATTTCGCTGCAAGGATTTGTGCCGAAGTCGTCTCGCGCCAATCTTCGCTGAATGTATGTGCCATCTTTATCCTTTTCTCTTGTATTTAGTTCATTAACATGATATTTGCTTGCTAATCCATTGTAAATACCACGTTCTCCGGATTTTGAATCATAAAGCGATAACCACTCTCTCATGAAAGTTCCTACATCTGGTTTTTCTTTATAGTTAACCGAATTGTTTGCTAGTGATCTTTGTACATCTTTTTCCCACCATTGACCCGACTTTGCAAATCGCATTTCGCGATCATTAAGATCAGAAAGAGAAATAAGGGCAGACCTACGAACACCACCCACAACAACAACTTCAGCAGTTTTACATACGATATCATGTGCCTCTATTGGTTTAAGTTTTCTTCCTACAGCAGCACTAAATGTAGATACAACAAAATTAAATAAATCTACCAGTGGGGCGGGACCTGACGCTCTTCCCCCAAAAGTTTTTAATGGTGCACCTGCTGGTCGTATTTTGGATACATCCCACTTTGGTATATGACCACCATATAGTAAGGATATCAATTCTTTAAAAGCTCTTGCCCACCCCAATTTAGAATCAGCAACTACAATAGTAGTATCGGTTTCATATAATTCATCGGGAATCGTTGGAAGTTTTTTTACATACTCTTCCTCTACTGAAAAACCAACTCCTGTTCCGTTCATTAGTATATAAAGAATTTCATCAAAAGATCTAACGTGATCTACTTTTACATAAGCACAGTTATAACCGGCGATATTTTCTTTTTCTAATGCTGGGCCTGCCGTCATTAAACATCTCATGGAAGGCATGACTTTGAGATGTTTTACCGCATTTTCTAATTCAGTTCTTTCACCATTTTCAAGAATAAATTCATGATTTTTTTCTAAATGTCGTGTAAAAAAGTCAAAATATCTTTCAATTGTTTCGTGCCATGTTTCTCTTCTTCCTTTCTCATAATCCCATCTTGCATATCTAGATAAATGTATAAACTGTTGGTATTCGGTAGGTAGCATGTTTTCGCTTTCTATTTAAGTTTTTCTAAAAATTCCGTTTCTTCTCTTTTTGATAATCGGTCAGTCGCGACAATATTACTGAGATTGTCCCTTATAATATCCATTTCTTGTTTTGAAAAGGTCTTCGAATTTAATCCATAATCTGAAAATGCTTCACAACATAAGGGAAAATGTGGTTCAACTAAATTCCACATTGTATTCGCATAATCTTGTATTTCTTCTTGTGCGTGACTGTCACTTCTTAATTGATAAAACTTGAAAAAATTATTTAAATCTATTTTCCATATTACTTCGGTATAGTTCGACACAGGGAGAACTATTCTTGCAAGCTCTCTTGATACATTCCAATCAAGTAGATTTTTATAGGCGGTAGTTGCACCATCGAACACACGATACATTTCAAATTCAATTTCTCCTATGTCATTACCTAAATCACCGTCTTCTCTACCTTGTTTGTTTGTAGTTGATTGGGGCTTAATACTATCCCCTTTTGGAAAATAAAAATCATCTGACATGACAGAGTATCGTCCAGAATACTCATTCAGATTGGCAGTCCTATGACGGACTAACTGGCGCATAATAAAGATGGGTAGTTTAATATGGAACTTGACTTCGCACATCTCAAAGGGTGAGGTGTGTTTGTGTCTCATAAGGTAACGGATAAGGTTCCGCGTTTGACTTACCTTTCGTGTTCCTTCCCCATAACTAATGCGAGCAGCATTCTCTACTTCTTCATCATTGCCCATCACATCTAGAAGTTTTACAAACCCATGATCGAGGACTTTTGTTTCTTCTATTATTTTCTTACCTTTATAATCTAATTCACTGGACATTTCTCCACTCTCTTGCTGCCCAATCTGCTTCTAATCCGTTCATGGTAGTTTTATTTATCATTTCAAGAATTTCATCAGTTGACAGACCACTCATAATTAAGTCATTAATATCTTTAAATTTTTTATCTTTGGACCAAATAACAACAGACCATCCATCATCAATAGCATTCATCAATTTTTTAACAGTATGTATATTTCTCGGCTCATTGTCGAATATTAATACACACTGTTTCTTGTCGATTTTTATTGATTGGAGATCCCCACCAGCAACTGCTAAGCAATTTGGAAGGAACATTGAATCAATGGGGCCTTCTACAATATATGTAGTATTCTCAGAATTCCATCGTTCCAATCCATAAACTTTAGTACTCTCATCAGTAACTTTAATAGTAATATATCGGAGTTCGTGACTACCCAATGCTCTACCTTGAGCAGCAATTAGTTTCCCATCTGTATCAAAAAATGGAATAACCATTCTTGGTTCCTCTTTACCCAAATTAGAATAATCTATTTCGGATACCGATTGAGCCCAACTCTTAAAATCTTCTGCATAGAATACCCTCTCTAAGAAACTATCAGGTATCTTTCTACCCTCATAAAATAAACGGGCGTGGTGGGTGTGTATTAGAGAGCCTATAGAGGGTAATTTAATAGTAGTTGGTCTAGGTTTGAATTTTGGTGCTTCAAATTTAAATTCTGGTTCTTTTGTTTTGCCACGACCAGTTTGACCCTGACTATACCTTTCCATGACATATTGATCATGTAGGTGAGGATCAAGTTGTTTTATGAAGTTTCCAAGATTAGAACCATATCCACAGTTATGACATTTTACAAACAAATCTTGCTTCTTTGCGTAAATGTACATCCGTTTCTTTGATTTATTCTTTTGAGAATCACCGCAAATGGGACATCGCGAATTCCAAAGATTGGCCCTAACCAATTTTAACCGGTCGAGCCGAGGTGAGATTAATCCCACGTATTTCTGATCAGTGTATAAACTCATAATATATTATACCACGAAATATCAATAAGTCAAGTAGTTATCGTGATTTACTATCTAGTTCGTGTGCAATCCATGCTTTAGCAATAGGACTTGATGGTGGGCGTTTCATAAGTTTACCTATTTCAACAAATGATTTTCTAAATACATCTTCACCCGCTCTATTGTTTACAATTTCTACGAAACCACCGGGGAATAGATTAGCAAGTTGGTCTTTAATTTGTTGTACTTCACTCCATGTTGCTGTTACAACTTCATCCTTCAATCTACGTTTTCTTCCGGCATTATTTTGAAGGGCGACATCAAGAGAAGTGTTTACGAATATCATGTAAGTATCATATCCTATATCAGTAAGTGTTTTAATTCTGGAAGATAGTTTGGCTGGATTTTTAGCAGTACCATCAATGATTAATCCAAGTCTGCCGTTGATCCACAACTGTTCTTTTTTCTTGGTTATTTTCTTTCCCTTTTCACGAATTCTTTCTTTTTCCATTGTTTCTGCATCAGAATACTTAGTCATATCAGAATGCATTTTTGCTTTCATTAGTCCAAACTCTAATTGTTCATCTGAGTTGACCACCTTCAATCCAAAGGGGCCTGTTCTACCAGGCGTAAGTTTCTCCATGTCATCGTGCCATTGAAACTTTCCTGCAGCAGAACCTGTTGATTTTTCTGCTGAATATGATTTACCAGAACCAGCGCCTCCCGCTAAGAAAAACGCTTTAAATATGCCAGGATCATATACACCTTCTAAAAGTGTTTGTTTGAGTTCTTTAAATTTCATAATAGTTAACCTATTTCGGATCTTGTGACTTGTAATATTTTAGTTTTTTGAGCTTCTAAGATTGCTGTTCTATTGGGCCATTTAATATATTCTTTAGTTTCACCATCTTTTTGAAGATTGGCGATCAATGGTAGAACCAATTTTTCTACTGCTAACATACGTGCTTTGTATTTTAGGTTTATGTCTTTCTTTCTCTCTTCAATCTCTTTAATAACTGTAGACATATCTTGTGAAGATTTCTGAAGACTCTGAACTGCTTCTAACTGTTCCATCTTTAGAATCTTCTGTACATCTTTATCCAACCATTCCAGTTTCTCCATAATTGGAGTTAAATCTGGTGGTTCAGCAGTAACAGATTGTACTTGAGATGCGGTCAAACTATCTAACTTTCCTGATGTTCCTTCTAACAGAGCTTCTAGGCTTTCTAGTTTGAGAATCTTGTCAATCTTTGGTGACATACTTTCCAAAAACTTCATGATCTCATCTTGTTTTCCTACCACTTCTCCTGACTTTTTAGATGATGTACGTGATTCACCTGTGGCATCATTCAACTGAGAAAGAATATCTGCTGTTGTTTGTGCACGTTCTTCATCTTGTTCTAAGGATAAAATTTTGTCAATCTTTAGTTCAATACCTGCTAACGTTTCATCTTGTTTATCTTTATCTTCTTGAGAAAATCCAAAATCATCGGGCGGTGAATCAATTTTACTTGATAGAGCTGCCATGATTTGTTCTATCTTGGCATCCATTGATGCGAGTGCCTCAGGGCTAGCAGACCCTCCACTCCCTGTGTTTTCCCCATCAGTATTATCTTTTTCGTATTCATCTGCCGTTACAGCACTAAATCCAAAATCAATAATCGGTTCTTCTTCTGCCATTATTTTCTCCTAGTATTTTTCTTTTTAACATAACTGTCTACTATTTATTAAGATAACATATCTCAGTTTGATTCAGCCGAAATGTCTGTATCTACTTTATCTATTTCCGGTCTTAACATTTCAGAGTAAGTTTGGTGCATATCGTTGACAGTAGTTTTTATTTCTTTTACATCTCTTTTTATATCATATACTATCAGACAAGTCCACGCGAGTAGTACTGCTGAGATTGATGCGAATACAGTAATTACTAATCCATTATCTACATCGTGTTGTTTACTTTTTGGCATATATTCCTATTTTGGTGTTGGTAGTGGTACGTTCAATGGAAATTTAGTAATGTCGTTTCCTCTCAGGTCTGACAACTTATTACAAGTTATCCATACGAGGCCGTGTTCATCACTATTGTATAATCTCACATAATAATCTTTGGGGAAGGCTTCATCTATTTGTCTATAGAGTAGAGGATGTTTTTCGTAAAACTCCCAGCATAATTTTTTACTCTTGAAGTGCTGGTCTATTTGTCCACTCAACGAAAATGTAAAAAGAATTATTGATGCCCACATAGTCATTATTCAGGATATTTTAATCCTTTTTCTTCTATCCGAAAATTTAGTTCATCTCTAACAAGTTGTAATACACCATCTCTGTCTTGTTCATATTTGATCTTGTTTCGGATAAAATCGTCTATATCCCATGCAACAAGAGCCCAATCCATTGCTTTAGCTGCAACATCAAACTCTTC